CCACAAGCGGTAGCGGTTGCCAAATCGCCATGACGAGCGGACTATGACAATCCAAAGAAAACGGCCCTCGCGGGGGAGCGAGGGCCGGAACTGCACCATCCATTATCCTGCCGGGACAAAGAAAGGTTGCACTATGCCAACGTATACAGACGTTCAGAAGTTCCTCCAAGCGGTTTTTGGGGCCGACTACGGCACCCACGCCATCCTCGCCAATCTCAACCCCGCCGTTCATGTCCGGTCGGTCGATCAGTTGGACCCTTCACGGGACTGCTACTGGTCGATCGCGGCGTATGCGCCGGGCTATACTGGCACGAACACGGAGGCTGCGGCCTTGGAGGTTCGGGCCCTCGTCATCGACGACGTCGGCACCAAGGTCCCCGAGGGGGCGGTAGAGCTGGCGCTGGGAAAACCAACAAGGGTCACACTCACGTCGGCAGGGAATTATCAGTGGGCCTATCGGTTGACGAAGCCGGTCGCGGTCAGTGACTGGGCGGGCTTCTTTGGGGGTGTCGAAGCCCTGATCGCCCATCCGCTGGAGGCCCGGGCCGCGCAGACGCTCATGAGGTTGCCGATGGGGAAGAACACCAAACCCCAAAACAACGGGTTTCAGGTGCAGGCGGTGGAGGTCGAACCGGGCCCGCCGCTGGACCCGGATACGATCCCCCGGGTGAAAGGTACGAGTTCAGCGAAGGTCGGCGGCAGCGGAGGCTGGGCCCGGGATATCGAAGGGCTCGGGAAGTTGATCCCCAATAACGACGACCACTATGACTTGTGGGAAGCCAACGGCGAGCGGTTCAAGGCGGCGGGGATCGACAAGGATCGGGCCTTCCGGGCCTTCGAGGATTATTCGGCACGGTCTTCGAAATACGACCCGGACGACGCGCTGCGCCGCTGGAACAGTTTCAAAGCCAGCAAGACAAGCGGCAAGGAACTACTGACGATTGCCGCAGCGGCAGACCCGGACGGGTTCGCGGCGTGGCAGGCGGCGGAGAGCCGGGAAGCGTTCCCGGCGGCGGCGGAGGATGACCCGGACCTGACGGCAGCGATGGCGGCTCAGGCGGCGGGGGGCGTGGACTTCTTCGTCGATCAGGAACGGTCGTCGATGGCCGTGGTGGCGCACCTTGCGGGGACATTGAAGTGCGTGGGGCGGGACGACTGGAGGGAGTTCGATCCGGTCACGGGGCGCTGGAGGGAGTGGACCGGCAACCACATGTTCCGCCGCGTTCTGGAGATGGTGCACGCGCGCAAGAAGCGGGCGATGGACCCGGAAGTCTCGAAGAAACTAGGCTCGGTGAAGTTCATCGAGGGGATCGCCCGGGCGGCAGGGCTCCACGCCTCTATCATCGGCAAGACGACCGACTTCGATCGCGGGGCGCTTCTGCTGGGAGTGCCGTCGGGGGTGATTGACCTGTCTCGGGGGGCCTCGCGGGCAGTGAGGCCCGGGCGGGCCCTAGAGATGGTGTCAAAGGCGATGTGGGTTGATCCGGCACCGCCGGGGACAGCTCATCCCGAGTGGTCGCGGTTTCTTTCTGAATTTACGCAAGGCGACGCGGCTTTGGAGGAGTGGCTGCAAGTGCGGGCTGGCTACTGTCTCACAGGCCTGATGGATGAATACATCATGCCGTTTTATCACGGGTCGGGGGGCAACGGCAAAAGCGTGTATTTGAATGCGCTGCGGTCGGTGTGGGGCGAGTATGGGGCCCAGATGGAGCATCGGCTACTATTCGAGAAAAGCGGCGGGTATCACTTGGCTCCCTTGGCGGTTCTGGCGGGGATACGGCTGGCAATCGTGACTGATGTGCCGCAGGGGGCTTCGTGGGACGTGCACATCATGAAGATGCTGACGGGCGACGACGCGATAACCGCCAATCGGATGCATCAGAACCCGATCACGTTCAAATCGACGGCAAAGGTTGACGTGTCCGGGAACGGCGAGCCGACGGTTCGGGACATGGACGAGGGGATAAGGCGGCGGTTGAAGCTGATCCCGCTGACAGCTCAACCCAAGAACATCGACAAGGCCCTGAGCAGGAAACTGGCGGCTGAGTGGGGGGCGATTTTGTCGTGGGCCCTGACGGGGCTCGATATGTACTGGGCGCTGGGAGGGCTACCCGCTTCAAAGATGGTGGACGACGCGACACGCGAGTACCACGCGCTACTGGACCCTTTCCAGAGATGGCTGGACGAGTGCGTCGTGAAGGACCCTTCGAAGGGTGCCAAGGTATCCGCGCCGACACTGCTCCAGTCTTGGGATGCGTTCAAAGGGGGCGAGGGGCGACACGGTATGGCTCCAGCCAGCGTCCGCGCGTTGATCCGCAAGATGGAAGACCACAAGTATATTTTCAGTACGCTTGACGGGTACAAGCAGCTTCGGGGCTACAAACTGGCTAAAACCGACGCAACTGCGGTATTCTGATATAGAAAGAAGTGACGAAAGTGGGATAAGTGGCGTTTTCCGGTATTCTGTCTATCATGCGCGGGATTGCGCGTTATATTTGTATAGGGGAGAATACCCAAATCCGTCACTTACACCACTCACGTCACTTATTTGGTGTTATTTTACCTGCTGTAGGAGCCTGCCGGGATGGACAAGAAAACTGAAATCGAGATCGCGGGTCTGTACGCGTCCAAACTGTTCTCCACCAAGGATATCGGAAGACGTTACGACGTGCCGCATCAACGGGTCACTGCCGTAGGCTGGCGGGTGGAGCAGGAAGGGCGGCGCGCTCGTATTGAGGCCTTCCGGGACGAGCACGGGGTCGAGGGGCGTGTCCCGAAGCATCTGCTCAAGGAGTTTCACTTGGCTTATGCGACTGCCGAAGAGCGTGGCCGCCTAGTCGCGGAAAGCCCCGGGGGTAGTTCCTGAATTTCTTGACAGGGCTTTATAGGAATTTCTTGACAGGGCTTTATAGGGATCGCGCTCACACGCGCCTGCGCGCCTGCGCGCCTGCGCGCCTGCGCGCCTGCGCGCGTGCGCCTGCGCGCGTGCGCCTGCGCGTGTGCGCGCGTGCGCGCGTGCGCCTGCGCGCGTGCGCGCCTGCGCGTGTGCGCCTGCGCGCCTGCGGCCCGGGCCCCGCGCGCGACGGTATCTAAGGACCATAGGGCCCGGAAGGCCCTAGGGAAGGCAGGGGTGAGTTTTGGGCCCCTTGGGCCACCACCCTAGGGGGGCCCATAAATAAACCCCTCCCGGGCCTTCCCTGTGGCCCCTAGGGCCAAGCAAAAGGCCCCGAACCTTTCGGTTCGGGGCCTTTGAGGCTTTCGGGGCTTTGAGGGGCTTACAGGGCCTGCAAAACCTTGACGAAGTGGTCAACGCCTACTTGAGCCAAGGGAACACCATGCGGCACCATAACCTCTGCACGAAAAGCCCCTGTCAAAGGCGTGCCGATTGAAACGTGCGCCATGACGACGCCTAGGGCCTGCTCAAGATAGCTCGCCATACGCTTCACAGTATGCGGCCCATAATCGCAGCCGCCGTCCGTCACCACGAAAAGCACGCGCCGCTTGTGCGGGGCGCGCTTCGCCTGATTGACTGCGGCCCTCGCCATATGCGCGCTCAAAGGCGTTCCGCCCCCTGCCTGATTTTGCAAAGCCCCGAACTCCGCAGGATTAGGCGTTCGCCGTGACGCCAGCGTTCCCGCGCGCTGGTAGCCCCGCGAATTAAATATTTCAGTTGTGCAGGCAGCCCCGACGCTTCCGGCTGCCTGCGCAATCACCAAACCAGCCTCAAGCGCGCTGATCATGTTCGCCCCTGCCATTGAACCGGAAGCGTCTAACAGGATGCAAATATCAGTGTCAAAGCCTTCGCTAACCTCGCGCCGCGCAAATACGTTCGGCGCACCTGCCATTGCGCGGGACAAAGCCCCTAGGTCCAATCGGCCTGCCTTGCGTCCGCCTTCGCGCGTGTCGGTTTCGTTAGCCCTCAAAGCCCTCGCGAGCAAAGCGCGCTGGCGCGATGCTTTGGCAGCCGCTTCTTTCAGGCGAACGCCATTGGCCCCCATGCGCTTCGCCGCTTCGCTTGTCTGTTCCGGCTGCGACCGGATCACGCTATCGCGCAAAATATCAATTACGCTTTTTTCAGCGTTCGCCGACAGGCCCCGCGCCATTGCGTCGGCTTCCGGAGCTAGGTCGCGTTCTATCAGATCGTCGTCGGTGCAGGGGGCTTCGTCGTCGTTGTCGCCGACTTCGTCGTCTGTGGAACCGTCGCCGTGCCCGGTTCCGCCTTTTCCAGCGTTGCTGCTGCCTTCGTTCCCCTTGGAAGGCCCTTCCGGCTTGTTTTCAGCCCCTTGGGGGCGTTCTTCGCCTTCGCCTGCGGTATCCCCCTCGCCTTCGCCTTCGCCTTCCTGTGCGCCTTCGCCTTCGCCTTCGCCTTCGCCTTCGCTTTCGCCTTCGCCTTCGCCTTCGCCTTCGCCTTCGCCTTCGCCTTCGCCTTCGCCTTCGCCTTCGCCTTCGTTAGTCGGTTCCTGTGCAGGGGCTGCCAAGGCAGCCGCAATGCGTTCGGCAAGCGCAACGCAATCAGCCGTTGACGTGCAAGCGTCCAGATCAGGAAGGGCCCAAGTCAGGATAGCCTCTACGGTTGATCCCGGTTTGATTTGGCCCCTGATCCAGCCGATATCGGAAGCGTCAATATTGTAACCGTTTGCCGCGCGGCCCAAAACGCAGATCGTCCAGCCGAACTCCTTCCGCGCGTTCGGTTTCCAGCCGTTCGCCTTGGCTTCCGCCATTTTGCGGCTAACCAGCCGGGACAATACCGCCTTGGCATTGGGGACAATGTTCGACGCAATGAGGGCCTTTTCCATCCGAACATCTTCCAAGGCGTTGACCATGCGGGACAAGCCCTTTTGACAGGCCGCAAGCCAATCCGATTTGCTGGTATGCGTCGGGTGTCCCAATTCGTGCAGTAGATAAGCCGTCCAATCTTCAAACTCGGTTTGTGTCATGATCGACGCCGCAGGCCGAACCGGCATATTGACGCGAACGCCGTAAACGTCCCAAGTGACGCTCGCCGTTGTGGCGTAAACGTCACAAACCAGCCGCACAGGCGCGTTTTCACGCGGGCGAAGCATCTTAATATAGTCGTTAGCGATACTCTCAAGCGCAGAAAGTGCTTCCGGGTAAGTATATGGCATTGTTTGCCTTTCTAGGGTTTCAACGAAAAACAGGCCCCTTTCGGGGCCTGTCTTATCGCATGGCAGGGGTTACTTGTAAACCCCTTTCAATACTGTTCGTCGCCGAACGCCTTCGCCGCAGGGCTATTCGAAGGCGTTGCCGGAACCGGCTTGTTATGGATCAAAGCCTCAAAGTTTTGGTTCCAAGCCAAGTCGGCCAGTGCTTCGATTGCCGCTTTTTCAGTCGCTGGCATGCGGCTGGAAATGGTAACGATAAAAGCCTCTTTCGAGCTAAAACCGTCCTGCACCGCCTGCACAAAGCCAACCATTTGACGCAATGAGACAACCACGCCTTGCAAGGCAGGCAGCCGCCGCGCTTGTGCGACAAAATCGGCTAGGTGCTTCGCCGCAGGCAGGGGGCATGCGGTATGATTGGCGAGGGCTTCCGCTTCCTTTTGCGCGCTCAAGTAATCCACAACGATCATTCGCTTGAAACGCGTCACTAGGGCCGCATTGGAAATATTGGTGCCAGCATACAAACCGCCTTCGTCGCCGCTTCCAGTTGTATTGTCGGCGACGCAGAAAACTACACCATCGGCTGCCTTAACCACTTCGCCGGTTGGAAGCGTCAACGATCTGTGATCGTCGGCGACAAGCTGGACGATCGCCTGCACGCCTGCGGGGGCGAACGTCAATTCATCAATCAAGATGATTGTGCCCGGGCTTCGCATAGCTTTGACCAAAGAACCATCCTCCCAAATGGTCGCGCCATTGCGCAGGCCCGGGCCCCCTACAAGGCTTTCAATCTCGGTTTGGCGCGTCATACCGATTTTGACGAAGGGCCTTCCAAGGGCTGCGGCTGCCTGTTCTGGCATGGTTGATTTGCCGGTTCCCGCAGGCCCTGCCAACCATACGTTAGTTCCCCTTTCGAACGCCGTCATAAGCAACGCCATTTGACTATGGTCTGTCACATAGAAGGGGTCTGCCGCAGGCGAAGGCGTGCCGGTCCAGAGCGTCAGGGGCGCGTCACGCCATTGATCCTTGGCACGCGAGGGATAGAGCGTTCGGAAAGTAGCCCGCTTGTCGCGCCGCGCCTTGGGGCTTGCCGGAAGGCGCGGGGCTTCGCCGGGGGCTACTTCCACAATTCGTTCTACTTCCACAATGCGCTCTACTTCGACAGGCCCCTTATTCGCGGCTGCAATTACAGGCCCCAAAGCCTTCGCCAATTCGTTGCGCACAAGCGGGGCCAATAGTTGGTCAACGCTCGCCAGAACGTCATTTAATGCGAAGCCTTCACCGTTTGTCGCAATCGCCCCCTGCGGGGGCTGCGTTGCCGCTTCGTCGTCGGCCATATCGCTATCTTCCATCATGGTTTCAGGCGCGTCGGCCTGTGCGCCGACAGGCGAAAGCATCAATAGGGCTTCGATCTTCGCCGTGATATCTTTATAGCGAAGCGCGAACTCGATTAGATCAGCGTTGCGTGCGCTGGCACTAATCAGGCCCTTTTCAATCAGGAAGGCAGGCCAATCGCCATGACCCTTGACGATAGAGCGAACGGCACCGCGCGCGACAGTCGGAATTTGGGTATTGAGAGTAAGCATGGTTCGGGTATCCTTTGGGGCATAGGGTTATCGGGCCTTCTTAATGAGGGCCTCAAAGCCTTTTGAGCATATTCGGGGGCCCTTGGTCAACCCCTATAATTTTTCGAGGCTAGGATGACAGCATTAATTCCTAAAAGAGGTTCGACCAAATCAGGACGTAACATCGCCGTGGTTTATGGTGTCGAACTGCGTGACGCGAGGGAAGAAGTTTTCGTCATGCTTGTCTGTGACGGTTTGCCTATGGGGATTGCGTTCAGGAAGGCAGGCTTTGAAAGTAAGGCGCACGACGCGCCTTCTAACCTTTTCAATCTTCCGCGCGTTCAGGAGCGCGCTAAGGCCATTTTAGAAGCAAGGCGAACGCAAGGCGCTGTGACGCTTCCTGAAGTGACTGACATGCTCAAGAGAGTATTCGCAGGGGCCCATGCGGCTGAAGAGTACAGCGCAGCCCACAACGCCGCCTTTTCCCTAGCTCGCCTGTATGGCCACGTCACTGACAGGGCTACGCTTGAGGTAATTCGCAGGCCCTCGCGTGATCCTGACGCGCCTTCAGAGCAGGCTCTTTCGAGTTGGGTGGAAGCCCTGCCTGCGCTTCCGGGCCCGGGCCCGGGCCCTATGGATCAGGCCTCATTCCTACGCGTCGCCGACGCGCCCGCGCCCCTATTAGGGCCCGAGCCCTCGCAGGCAAACGCCCAAAACCCTAGCAATTCCAAGGCCTTAGACGCGATCGAGCCCTCGGGCCTTGCAGGGCTCGGGCCCTCAGGGCCCGAATTCTCCAATGAAATCAATTGGTTAGGGCTCGATGGTAAGGGGGTGGGGGGCCGACCCGAAAACGGGGCCCCATCAGGGCCGGTAACTGGGACCCCTAACCAACGCGCGCAATCCGAGCTGTTAGCCGCCGGGGGCCCGGGGTACACCCCCACAAAGAAAACGGGGTTGATTGACGATGAGGGTACCGGGCCACTACGGGGCCCTGACGAATGGCCTAGCGCGGAGGAGCTTTTCGGGTGAAGATCATCACGGGCTTCAAGCCCCAACCCGGGCCCCAGCACCATTTTCTGACGTGCCCTGCCGATATTGTCGTGTACGGCGGGGCCCGGGGAGGAGGAAAGAGCTTTGCCTCCCTCGGCGAGTTCTGGTGCCACAGCGAAGACTGGGGCCCTGCCGCCAAGGGCCTGATGCTGCGCAGATCACGCGAAGACTTGAAGGATACCATCGACATAGCCCGGCAGATGTATGGGGATGCCGCCGAGTGGAAGGACAAGGAAAAGCAGTTCCGCTTCCGCAACGGGGCGGTGTTTCACATGGCGTATCTGGAGAACGACGCCGATGCGATGAACTACCAAGGCTGGTCGCTGACCCGCGTCTATGTCGAAGAGCTGACCCAGTATGCGACGCCTACCGGCATCTTTCGGCTCTTTGCTACCTTACGCACGACTTCTGGTGCCAGATGTCAATTCCGAGCCACGTGCAATCCGGGGGGCCCGGGGCACCACTGGGTAAAAAACTGGGTCATCGACAACGGCTCGTACAGGCCTATCAAAGACGCCGAGACGGGCCTCATCCGGATATTCATCCCGGCCAAAATCTCGGACAACCCGGCGCTGCTGAATAACGACCCGAGCTACATCAACCGCCTCCGGGCCTCGGGGTCTCCAGCCCTCGTCAGGGCTTGGCTCGAAGGCGACTGGAACGTCATCGAGGGTGCGTTCTTCCCGGAGTTCGAGCCCCAGCGGCATGTCATCACGCCGCCGCGAATGCCCCTCCATTGGACGCGCTTCAGAAGCATGGACTGGGGCTCCGCCTCCCCGTTCTCGCTCGGCTGGTGGATCGTGGCGCAAGAGGATTTTGTCCATGACAAGCGACGAATACCGAAAAACAGCATTATCAGATATCGCGAATGGTATGGCTCTTCCGCCCCCAACAAGGGGCTCAAGCTGCCTGCCGACGCGGTTGCGAAGGAAGTCGTGCGAAGAGAAACCGACGGCAGGGGTTTCCGCGAGCCCATCGCTTACGGAATACTCGACCCTTCTGCATTCCAAGTCGTGTCAGGTCCGAGCATTGGTGAGACGTTTGCACGACACGGCGTCTACTTCCGGCGTGCCGATAACTCGCGTGTCTCTACGCCGAAGCGGATGGGTGGCTGGGATCAGGTCCGCTGGCGATTGAAGGGCGACGACGACGGCGATCCGCTGATCTTCTTCGTTGACCACTGCCGCGACGCCATAAGAACCCTCCCCATGCAGCAGCACGACGAGAACAGACCTGAAGACCTCGACACCGAGGGCGAGGATCACGCCGTTGACGACATCCGCTACGCCTGCATGTCCCGGCCCTTCGGCGCAAGGGTCGAGGCCGACGAGGACCAGAACCCGCTGATGGTCAGAAATGCTTTCAAGCTGGACGAACTCGCATAGCGGGTGTAGGGCTCGAACACCCGGAGGATGCCGATGCCGGATCAGCAGCAGAACCACGACATGGCCGCCGAGAACCGGTTGCGCGATGCGTTCGCGCAGTTGCTCTATCGCGGCAACGACCAAGCCGTGCCGATGGAGAACGTCTGGATGCAGCAGGGCCCGGCCCAGTTCGCGAAAGGCGTCACTTCGGGCGAGGTGCTGGACCGCAACGAGACCCCGACCGACCCGACCACGGCGCTCCCCCAAAGACAGTTTGTCCCCGATCCCCGCTTCGATTACCCGATGCATATGGGCGGCAAGCCTGCCGAGGATCAGGCCCCGTTCGGCGGTAAGGGCTCCTACATCCGCACCAAGCAGAAGTCCAAGAAGGGCAAGGACTAGATGGCCGAGACCACCTACTCCAAGGGCGACGATCTTCCGCAGGTAACACCCGCGAGCCCCGAGGCCGACCGCCCGGATCGCCCCGAGGTCGCCGCGTCCGACGCGCAGGAAGTGGATACCAGTTTCTGGGAGAAAGCCCTCGCCGACGCCGAGCGTGCCGAAAAGGACTGGCGCACAAGGGGCCGCGAGATCGTCCAGATTTACCGGGGCGATATCCCGATCACCCGCCCCAAGGCGGGCAAGACCGTAAGTTCGAGCAGGCAGGGGCAATCTTCCACGTTCAACATCCTCTACGCCAACACCGAAGTCATGCTTCCGGCGGCGTACTCCAAGCCGCCCGATCCGGTGGTTAGGAGCCGTTTCGTCAAGAAATCGGCGATGCCGCCCATGCCCATGCCGATGATGCCCCCGGGCATGGGTGGTCCTCCGCCGGGAATGATGCCTCCTCCCGGAGCAGGCCCCCTGCCTCCGGGCGCGGGCCCCCCGGGTGAACCTTCCGCGTCGATGGGCCCCGGAGGCCCGGCGATGCCGCTGGCTCCACCCGGGGGCCCGATGCCCCCTCCACCGCAATCTCCGGGCGGCGTCCCCCTACCCCAGCCGTCGGGAGTAGGGCCTCCGCCGGGAGATGCCCCCGGTGGGGGCCCGCCCATGTCGCTCCCTCCGGGAGCTGGCGGGGCTCCGCCTTCACCTCCGCCCGTGGGCCCGCAGACCGTCCCCCAACCGGCCCCCATGCCGCCCGGCATGCCGCGCCAGCAGGATATCGACACCGCCGCTGCCGTGATGGAGAAGGCGCTGGAGATCGTGGTGGCCGACGAGGCTTCGCATGAAGCGGTGAAAGCTGCCGTCAGGGACATGCTGTTGCCGGGGCGCGGGATTTGTCGCGTCCGCTGGAAGCCCGTGCTCAAGCAAATCCCGGTCGAGGACCCGATCATGGGAGGCCCGCTTGCGCACCCGGTGACCGGCGAGCCCCAGATGAAGGACGCGAAAATCTGGGAGACGGTCGATGATGAGTATGTGTTCTGGGAGGACATCCTCATCGACCCCGTGCGCCAGCACGGCGACGTCGAATGGATCGCGTTCCGGCATCTGTTCGCTGAAAAAGCCCTTCTCTCGGAGTTCGGCGACAGCGAGAAACTGCAATCTTACCAGAAAGACGGCAAGTTATCGGAGCTGCTGAAATGGACCGAGGAGAGCGCGGCCAAGTCCCCCGTCGGTGGTGGCCCTTCGACAAAGGCGTCCGGAAAGCTCGACAGCGTTGTGCGGAAGGCGATGGTCTGGGAAATCTGGAACCGCTCGACCCGCGAAGTGCTCTGGATCATACGCGAAGGTGGCGGCTGCGCGTTGCGCGTCGATCCCGACGTTCTGGGCTTGGAGGGCTTCTACCCCATTCCGAAGCCGATCTATGCCGTGGTCACGACCGAGACCATGATCCCGAAGGCGTTCTATGACCTGTACGCCCATCTCGCCGCCGATCTGGACGACACTTCTCGGCGTATCAGTGATCTTACGGCAAAAATCAAAGTCCGTGGCGGCTACAATGCGGCGAACGCGGACATTGCGAACCTTCTTACGGCTGATGACGGCAAGCTGCTGCCTGTGGACGGCGTCGATCTTATGTCTGGCGGCCTGCAAAATCACATCTGGCTTGTCCCGATACTTGAGTGGGTCAACGCGCTCAAAGAACTCTACATGAGCCGCGACCAGCAGAAGAACGCGATCTACGAGATCATCGGCATCGCCGACATCGTCCGGGGCGCAACCAACCCCTACGAAACCGCCACCGCGCAGCGCATGAAGGGCACGATCGGTGCCGGAAGAATGCAGGGCGTGCAGCAGTCCGTCGCGAACTTCGTAAGAGACCTGATGCGGCTGAAGTCCGACATCATCGCCAAGAATTTCGATGCCGAGACGCTCACCCGCATGACCGGCGAGAACGTCACCCCTGACATCATGGACATCCTGCGCAACGATTTCTCGCGGATGTGCTCCATCAACATCGAGACCGACAGCACCGTGCAGGCCGACGAGGCCACCGAAAAAGAAGCCAACGCGCAGATCATGCAGGTGATCGGCGGCACGATGCAAGCCGCGCAGGGCCTGATGATGACCGGTATCCTGCCGCCGCCGATGATCCTCAACATGACCCTCGAAATGATCAAGATGCTGCTGCATCCGGTCCGCCACTCCAGAGGCGTGATCGACATGGTGGACGGCTATCAGGAGATGCTGGGGGCTTACATGAAGATGGACCCGACGGGTGCCATGATGCGGCCTCCCGCCCCGCCTCCCCCGGGACAGGGTGGAGGGCCCCCCGGAGCCCCGCCGGGCCCCTCCAGAGGCCAGAACGGCAAGGGACCTCCCAAACCCGCCCCGACCCAAGCCCCCGCACCGATGGGCGCGGGAGGGCCTCCGCCACCGCCCGGAGTGATGTGACATGAGGCCCAAGCCCAAACCCAAGGCAGCCAAGATCGTCGCCAAGCGCGCTATCCCGAAACCCAAGCCGAAGGAGAGACCGATGGTTGAAGTCAAGAAGCCCGATCCCGCCCCGCCGCCACCTGCCGTCAAGAGCCCGGCCCCGGCCAACACCACCTACTCGCCCGACCCTGCCGCGCCGACCGCGTTCGCGGTGGTGCCGGAGGACATGCTGACCGAGCAGGAAAAGGACACCGCGAGCGAGGTCCCCGGCGTCGGCCCCGCCAGCGCCTCCGAGGTCTCTCCGGGCCCCGTCGAGACGATGGAGGACCTTGGGATAGGCCCCCGCACGCCCTACCCCGAGGGCTCCCCGCCGGTTGCCGCCGACGCTGCCGTGAAGAAGGACCCGACCCGATGAGCATGGTCCGGTATCCTCTTCCCATCACCAACGCGATGCTGGCGAAGGCCAACATCCACGAGGGCAAGCCGCGTTACGACAGCGCCCCTAATGTCGCCGCCGACTGGCACGGCGGCGATTTCGGTCAGGACGTGGACATCGCGGAAGCGACCCAGTCCATCGCCAACTGCCACTCCGCCGCCGTCGGCACCGATTACGACCCGCAGCATCAGGAGGGCAAGGGCAAGAACATGACCCCGAAGCTCACCCCGCTCGCGGATATCGGCAAGGACTACGGGGCCTATAGCGGCAGCTCCTACCGCAGCGGACCGATCGAGCCCCGCGCGCCCTACCCGGACAAGACCTCGCCGCCCGTCGTGTCGGCGGTGAGCCCGAACTCGGGCCTCGCCGCAGGCGGCCTCGCCATCACGGTCACGGGCGCGGGCTTCACCGGGGCCACGGGTGTCACCATCGGCGGCACGCCCGCAACCGCCGTGGTCGTGGTGAACTCCTACACCATCACGGCAGTCACCCCGGCCAAAACGGCGGGCACCTACGACGTCCGCGTCACCACGCCCAACGGCACCAGCGCCATCGGCGGTGCCGCCGACAACTTCGTGTACGCATGAGCGGATCGGCCAGACCGAACGACCAGATGCACCTGCCGGGCCTCGGCGTCCCCGTGGACCCGTGGACCGGCTTCGTGCTGAAGCCCGTCGTCACCGAACGCCTCAAGCGGCTCAAGGAGGCTGAGCGGGTTTTCCGCGCGGTCCTCCACGAATTGGACGGAACCACCGAGGGCTCGATGCCGGGCAACCGCCAGATGGCGCTGGCTTTCACGGCGCTGGATCAAACACGGCTGTGGGCGGCGGCCTCGATCATCGAGAGTAGCTGAAGATGCCGGTCTATGTCTTCTACGAGGGCCGCCTGATCGAGAAGCGATACAAGCCCTCGCAGCCCCAGCACGCGCGCAGCGACCTCCCAGCGCCCGCCGTGCAGGGCTTCGAAGCCTACGCCAGCCCCATCGACGCGCGCACCATTTCGTCGCACCGCCAGCGCGACAGGGACTTGCATAATTCCGGCAGCTACGACAAACGCGACACCCCCGCAGAGTTCAGGAGAGCCCAAGATGGCAGGCGAAAATTCGCAAAACGGAGCGCCGCCGAGCCTCCGCGATATAGCTGAGCAGGCCTACGACGATCTCGAAGAAGGTGCCGAGGCCCAAGCCTCCGAGGCCCCGTCCGAGGGCCCGGGCGAGGGCCCGGTCGAAGGGGCTGCCGAAGAAACCCTTGGACAAGACGACCGACCGCGCGATAAAAGCGGGCGTTGGGTGTCCAAATCGGAGGGTACCCAGCCGGGTGAAGCAATCGAGCCCCTCGATCCAGCCCCGAAACCAAAAATTGAAGTCCAGAAGCCGCCAACTGATCCAGCCGCTGCACAAGTAACACCCGCAGCGCGAAGCAATCAGGTCCCGGAGCACTGGAGCGCGGAAGACAAGGCGACGTTCGCCAAGCTGCCGAAAGAGGGCCAGCAATTCCTCCTGAAGCGGCACGGCGATATGGAAGCCGAGTTCACGCGCAAGTCACAGGCGAGTGCGGGAGCAGTCCAGTTCACGCAGGCGCTTGCGCCGGTCTTCAACGACCCGCAGATCGCGCAGTCGTTGAAAGCAGCGGGGGTTCATCCGGTTCAGGCGATCCAAGAATGGGCCTCGTGGCACAGGATGGGAACGTCGCCGAACCAAGAGGATAAATTCAAGCTGCTGGTAGGGCTGACGCAACGCATGGGGCTGGACCCAGCGCGCATTTTCTCCGCTTTGAACCAGCCGCCGTCGGCGACTTCGATGGGTCTCTCGGAAGAGGACCTGAAGGACCCGGCGGTTAAATTCATCGCCGACCATCTCGGCAAGACGCAAAGCAAGCTCGACGCCATCGAGCGGAGCCAGCAGCAAAGAGAACAGCAGGAGCATCAGGCCCGTGCTGTCCAAGGTGTCAGGTATGCTAGGTCGAACATCGACGGTTTCGCGGACGAGAAGTCAAAGGACGGACGCCAGCTCCGCCCCCACTTCGACGCCGTGCTGCCGCTCATCATCGACATGTTCAAGGCCAATCCAAACAGGAACTTGGCCGAGGCCTACGACACCGCCTGCTGGGCTCACCCGGAAGTCAGGAAGCAACTGCTCGCGGCGGAACACTACCGCACGCAGTCGCAGTCTGACGTCGCCCGGGCCCGCATCGCGCAACGGGGCAACACGCGGGGGATCACCACCCCCGTCGCACGCCCCAACGGCGCGGACGGGCCCTCGAAGGGCAGCCTGCGGGATACGCTGGAGCGTTCTGCCGACGAGGTTGGTTTCTGACCTCATAGGAGTGCCACATGGCCGAACCTACCGTCACGCAACTCGTCGCGACCACGATCCAGAACTATCACAAGCAGTTCGCCGATAACGTCTCCAACTCGAATGCCGTGACGGCCCTTCTTCGCGAAGGCAACCGGGTTCGCGTCATCGAGGGAGGCCGCGCGATTGCCTGCCCGCTTACTTACGCAGAAGAGACCTTCGCGTGGTACCTCGGGACCGAATTGCTTTCCCGGGCCACCAAGGAGACCATCTCCGAGGCTCACTACGACCCGGCGAACGCCGTGGCCTCAGTGACCCTCTCGGGCCCTGATCTGGCCAAGAACCGCTCGCGAGAGCGCATCCTCAACCTTCTGGAAGGCAAGCTCGACAACGCCGAAGCCACCATGAAGAACAACATCACCAAAGCAGTCTACGGCGACGGTACCGTTGCAAAATCATTCGTGGGCCTCAAGGGCTTCGTCACCGCCGACGGCCTCGGCACCATCGGCGGCATCGACGCCGGGACGTGGACCTTCTGGAAGAACCAGTTCCAAGTGGTCGCCCGCGCCACGGGCCTTCAGTATCCCGCGCTCAAGGCGGGCATGAACGCGCTGTGGATGAAGCTGATCCGTGGCGCAGAAAAGCCCGACCTGATCGTCGCCGACGGCGAAATCTACTCCACTTACGAAAGTGGGCTTCAGGAGAACCAGCGGTACGCCGACGCGAAGCTCGGCGCGCTTGGTTTTGAAACCTTGAAGTACAAGACCGCGCCGCTGGTGTTCGACGGTGCTGCGACGGGTATCACCGGAGCCTACTACCTCAACACCAAGTACATGAAGTTCGAGATTTACTCGGGACGCAATTTCGAGGCCCTCGACCTTCCCGACCAGAGCCCCGACATGGACGCTGTCACCAAGCACATGGCGTTCATGGGAGCCCTGACGCTGTCCAACCGCGCGATGCAGGGCAGGCTGACGGCTTCCGGCACCTGATCTGCTGAACGGCGGCGGCGTTCGGGGACGTCGTCGCCGTTTTCCCCGCTCCCCGAACGGAGCATCTATGTCTGACACCCCGACACTCGTTCGTTTTTCCTCCGGCTGGGAGCGCGACGGCAACGGCCCCGACGGGTTGCCGCTGTACCGCGAAACCATTCGCGTGCGGATGGATCGGCCTCCATACCTTGCACTTGAGCGCGAGGCCGACGAGACCGACATCGCCGACCATCCCGGGCCCTACGAGCTTTACCAGAAGACCTGCGGGGCCCGCAAAGCCATCGTCGGCTATCCGCTGGCGCTGTGGCCCGCCTGCCCGCCGCATATCTTCCAGATGTGCGCCGTGCGCGACATTCACACCGTTGAACAGCTCGCCCAGCTCATGAGCAAAAAGCGGCGTGCCGAAGCCCTCAAGACCATGCCGCCCGAGATTGTCGAGATCGCCGATCGCGCTGTCACGATGATCGAGCTGCACGGCAAGGCGGGGCAGTACGAGAGCATCGTCACCGACCTGCAAAGCCAGCTCGACGCGGTGAAGGAACAGTTCGCCGAGGCGGTCTCCACCATCGCCGCGCAGAAGACCCTGATTGACGCCCTCCGATTGAAGGCTGCCGCATAATGGCAAGACTGCTCACCATCGTCGATGCCGTGTCCGACGCTTCCTTGGAAATAGGGATCGTGCAACGGCCCGTGACGCTGGTGATCGGCACGGCGGATCAGGACATCGCGCAGATGACGGCCCTTCTTCAAAACGTGGCGGACGAACTGCTGCTTGACCCTCCCTACCGGGAGCAACTTGGCGACGGCAACTGGCTGATCGACACGGGCGGGACGGTCAGAAAGTCCCGGCCCACGTCGGACAGCGACCTCATCCTGTTCGATCCGCGCGTCGTCGTGAACGGCCTGAAGTACCGCTTCCTGAAGGCCAAAGGTCTCGAATATGGCGAGGAACAGCGCGACTTCATCGTCAGGCTCAACAAGATCGCGGGCCGCAACGCGCCCGTGATCGACCTCAACGAAGACCCGGGGCGCGTGCAATGAAGATGTTCCCCGCCGGAGCCTTGCCGCTCAAAAATCGCCGGGGTACGCCGACGCGGCTTCTCAACAAGGGTCGCCCGGCGGCGAAGGTCGCGCACTTCAGCGCGCCGCTGAAAGGGCTCTCCAAGTTTGCTGAACTCAGCGAGACCGACCCGATGCTGGCGTCGATCCTGACCAACTGGCTCCCGCTCGACGACCGCATTGCCGTGAGGCCCGGCTACATCAAGCTGGGGCAAATTGCTGCAAATACCCCGGTCTCGACGCTCGTGCCCTACTACGGCAGCGCCACGCATAAATTGGCGGCGGCCTCTGGCGGCAAGTTCTACGACACCGCAGGCGTCGTGATCGGGCCCGGGCCCTATGGCGGCGATGACTGGGCGTGGATTTCGTATAGCGACTTAGGTGCCACCGATTACACCTTGATGGTCAACGGCCACGACGGCGTGGTCTCGTGGGACGGGACGACGTTCACCGCTGAAGTCATTACCGTCCCCACCGCCGAGACGTGGATCAACCCGCTGCGGTTCGATAAAGTTCTTTCGCACATGAACCGGCTGTGGTTCGCCGACAGCGACAACCTCGCGGTCTACTATCTCCCCATCGGCCAAAAAGCCGGGGCCGTCGAGCTGTTTCCGCTCGATGTGCTGTTCAAGCGCGGCGGTCACATCGAGGCCCTGCATACATGGTCGATGGACGGCGGCACCGGCCTCGACGACGCGCTGGTGATCTTCTCCAGCAACGGCGAGGCGGTGATCTACAGCGGCGTTGACCCCGAAAGCGATTTCAAGCTGGTCGGCATCTTCCGCTTTGACGCGCCGATGTCGCACAACAGCGTGCTGAACTTCGGCGGCGATCTCTATGTCATGATCGCGACGGGCCTCGTGCCGATGACGACACTCATTCGTGCCGAGGTGGAGAACCTCGGCAAGTCCGACATGAGTGTCATGGACGAGTTCCAGACCATCGCGAAGACCAACCGCGACAGCTTCGGGTGGCAGGTCATCCTCAACAGCCAGACCGGGCACGCGATCTGCAACATGCCGCTCAACAACGGCAAGTACCAGCAGATGGTACGGAAGATGCCGGGGCAAATCTGGGCGAAATGGTCTGACATTCCCGCGCGGTGCTGGGGCTGGCTCAACAACCATACTTATTTTGGCGATGATTTCGGCGGCATCTTTTTGGGTGGGACCGAGTATCTCAGCGACAACGGCAAGGCCATCGAGGCCGACGTGCGCTTCGCGTGGAGCGGCTACAAGAGCGTCGCCAAGAAACAGTTCAAGATGGTGCGGCTCTACACCCTGACCGACGGTCTGGTGCGGCCCTTCATCGACATGGAGGTGGACTACGACACCACCCGCCCGACCAACCAGCCCGAAGTGTCCACAGCACCTGCGGGCGATGCCGTCTGGGACGTCGCGATCTGGGACGTGGACTATTGGGCCCTCAACGCGGTGCCACGGCAAAACTGGCAGGGTGTCACGGGCCTCGGACGCGTGGGGGCTCCGCGCATCCGCGCCAGCATCCTCGGCTGCACCTACGCGATAACGGGCATCGACGTGATCTACGAACCGGGAGGGCTGATGTGAAAATTCATTTCGGCGATCTCCCCGAGGACGCGCAGGCGATGCTGACGAACCACCTTCGCGTGGACTTCCGGCATTGCGACTTCAGGGCCCCGCGCTGGTTCTCGGCGTGGGCCCGTAATATCCACGGCAATATAGCGGGCATCTTCGCCATCGAATTTCCGTTCTGGTTCGAGGGCCGCGTGACCATCATGGTGCTCGACCCCCGCTGCATGTCGCGAAGAGTGCTGCGCGCGATCTTCACGGCGGCTTTTACGCAGGCAAGGCGGCTTACCGCCGAAGTCGAGCCGGATAACCGCCGGGCCCTGCGGCAAGTGCAGCGGCTGGGATTTATTTACGAGGGCTATCGCCGTCTCGGGCTCGAAGGCTCGCGCGACACGCTTGTCTACGGCATGCTGAAGGACGACTGCAAATATCTCCCGGGCTATAAGGGCCCGACCGTGATCGCCAACCCGACGTTGTCTGCCGACGTCTACGAGCGAGTACACTGATGGTCAGCCAACCCGATCCTCCCAACCCGTATGCGACTGCTGCTGCGCAGAGTTCCGCGAGCCAAGCCGCGAGCCAGTTCAATACCGTCGGCAGCAACGCCAATGAAATAAATCCATACGGCACGGTGAGCTATCAGGCCATCGAGCAGGTCCCCGTCTACACCAACGGCCAAATCTCGGGTTACGCGCCGCGCTATCAGCGAACCACCACGCTTTCTCCCGACCAGCAGAAGCTCATGGGGCTCGAAACCCAGAGCAAGTACAATCTGGGAACGACGGCGGTCGAGCAGTCCGCGAAACTCCGCGACCACCTCGGCCAGAACATTGATACTTCGTCGTGGACGCCGTGGCAGACGGGGCTCCAGACGCAAAATACGCGGCAGGATCAGGGCCCGACGGATCGGGCTTCCATCGAAAAAGCGATGATGGATAGCTACAACCGAAGCGTCGCGCCGTCGGAGAAGGCCCAAGAGGCGCAGATGGCGGCGCGCGGCCTCTCGCCCGGCGGCAAGGGCTACGGCAACTACATGATGCAGCGTGACGACAACCGTGCCGAAGCGGCCCGCCAAGCCTATCTCGGCTCCGGCAACGAGAGCCGCGCCGCCGAGGGGGCCTACAACGCCGCCGCGACGCAACGCTACAACATGGATCAGTCGCTCGCGAACTACTACAACGCGCTGCGCGGCAGCCAGATGCAGGAGAGCTTCGCGACCCGCAACCAACCGATCAACGAGATCACGGCTTTGATGAGCGGTTCGCAGGCGACCATTCCGCAGTTTCAGCCGTTCCAAGGCGCGCCGGTGCAGGCCCCGAACATCGCGCAGTACATCAACGACAACTACAAGGCCCAGAGCAACGCGGCGTCGCAGACCAATGCAGGGCTCTTCGGGCTCGCGGGTGCGGGCGTCAAGGGCTACTTCGGCGCATAGGAGATTGAGCCATGAGTTCGAGCGGCGGCAGCTATCAGGGCCCGATAGCCTCTTCGGCGGGGCCCGCGATCCCGAACCTGCCCGTTGCAGGCGCGGACAGCACGATCGGCGATCCCTTCAAGTACGGGAGATTTCAGAATTTCCTGCCGGATATCCAAGCCGAGGGCCGCAACCCCAGCGCCACGGGTTTAAGGCCCGACATGTTCACTTATCGGGGCCCCGACGGGTCTTCGGGCCCGGGCCCCGGCATGGCGGCGGCTTCGAACGGCGGAGACGCCAATCTCAGCGGTCAAATCCAAGGGCTGCGCGATCAGTTGGCGCAGTTACAGGCGTCATCGCAGGCCAACAACGTGACATGGCCCGGCGGCGCGCAGCGGGTCGGCAACGACCCCATCGACACATGGACGAACAGGAGCTGATTTCGGTGGCCCAGCAATACGACCTGCCGCGCAAGAATAACCGGATCAACCTGCAAACCCCGGCGCAGCGGCCCTATGTGTCGAACGCCGTGCCGGTGCCGCCAGCGCAGCCGTCGGTGCCGCTGGCGACAAAGGGTGATCCGCGCGGCAAGATAGCGGTCATCCGCGCGGCGGCTGAAAAATACGGGGTCAACCCGGACGTCGCGGTGAAGGTGGCGAAGTCCGAGGGCTTGGCGCAGTTCTACGGCGACAACGGCGCGTCGGGCGGCGCGTTTCAACTCTTCACAAAAGGGGGCCTCGGCAACGAGTTCCAGAAAGAGACGGGACTTAATCCGCTCGACCAGAAAAACGAGGACGCCACCATCGACTACGCGATGAGGCGCGCGTCGCAGGACGGCTGGGGCGCGTGGTACGGCGCGGCGAAAGTCGGCGTCGGAAAGTACGACGGGATCAGCGGGAAAGCCACGCCGCTCGATCCGACGCCCAATGTCGGCGGCGGCGAGGAAAGTTACAAAACGCCGTTGGTTGACCCCACCCCGAACGTTGGCAGTGGCGAGAGCGACTACAAGGCCGACACGCCTGACGACGACAAGAAAGACAAAAAGAAGAAAACCAATTGGGGCGAAGCCGCTGGCGAGGGTCTGGAGAACGTCGGCAAGGCCTACGCCGCCGGGGCCAAGAGCGTAAAAGATGCTTCGAACTCAGGCCTCGTCCCCAACCCGGTCCTGCCGATACCTCAGGGCCCGGTGCCGATGTTCGACGCCAAGCGTGCCGAACTACAGCGGCAGCAACTGGCAATCGCGATGCAACGGCTCAATAGCGGAAGGTTAGGCTGATGGCGATCTTCGCATCGACGACCACGTCGGGCTACAGCGACCCGCTGAAGGCGTACTCGATCAAGGCGCTCGAACAGCGCCAGCGCGATATGTTGCAGCAGCAGACCCAGCAACCGCAGGCGTTCACGCCCGAGAACACGCAGACGCCGCTTCAGGGCCTCGCGCAGGTCGCCAATGTCGGCGTCGATGCTTTCCGGCAGCGGCGCACCGACGATGCCGTTGCCGCGCAAAAAGACGAACTATCGAAGCTGATCGCGGGCACCCCTGCGGGGCAGGATTTGAGCCCGCAGGCGCAGGCGCGAATGGCTGTCATCGCGCCCGATATGTACAAGGAAGTGGTTTCGACCATCGCGGCGCGGCGTGCCCAGCAGGAGTTGTTCGCCCAGCAGGAGAAAACGCAGCAGGCCGGTTTCAAGCACGCCGACCAAGCCCAGATCGACGCGGAAAACCGTCTTCAGGCGCGGCCCACCGACGAGCCGCTCGTCACGCTGCGCCGGGCCTTCGACCGCAAGGAAATCAATCAGGAGGAATACGACGCCCGCAAGAAGAACCTGCTCGCGCCGAAAGTGAACGAACAGAAGTTCGTCAAAGACCTGCAAGAGCAGAGTGTCGCCGGGCAGTCGCTGCTGGCTTCGCTGGACGAAGCGAAAGCCCTAACCGAACACCCCAAGGGTATCCACTCCGGGGGCGGCGCGGGCTTCATCCAAGGTGTCGGCGAGATGGTCCCGAAATCCTTGCAGGGCGTAGCCAGTGCCGCAGGGCTCGACCCGGAGACCGTGTCGAACACGCAGCGTTACAACCAGATCATGGGTGAGCAGGCGCTGGAGCTGCTGAACAAGATGAAAGGCGCGTCCTCGGATCGGGACGTTCAGGTCAACTTCAAGATCGTGAACGACCCGGCGGCCACGCTGGAGAACAAGCGAAAAGCCCTTGGCCGGATGCGCGACCGGATCGCCACGCTTCTGGAGCTTCACAACAACACCATCAAGGAGGCGGGCGGCACGGTGCCGACGCTCTCGACGGCGGGCAGCGGCGGTGCGGCAACGCCTGCTGCAACGGGCGGGGGCGGAGACGCCAACGCTGAAGCCAAGGCATGGCTGGCCGCCAACCCCAACGATCCGCGCGCCGAGGCGGTGCGGAAGAAGCTGGGAGGCGGGTAATGGCTTTCGATCCCGACGCTTTTCTCAAGGGCTCTACCCCGGCGGCTACGGCGTTCGATCCGGATGCCTTCATCGAGGGCCCGAAGTCGATCGGTCGCGCGGCCCAAGACCTGACCCCGGAGCAGGAGTACCGTCAGAAGCTGGTGCAACGAAAGCTGGAGACCGAAGGCGAGCCCGGCTACGGCTACCGCTTCAAGGACAATTTCACGATGGGCCTCAATCGCCCGATCAGCGGCGTGGCGGCGCTGCCCGGCGCGGATGCGCCCGAGGGTATTTCCGCTGGCGAGAAGTGGCGCGCGGGCGTCGGGGCCGAGGAAGACTACGCAAGGCGCGCTGACGCGAACACCAATCCCTATGCGGGTGCCGCCGTGGATATCCTCGGGGGCCTCGCCACCGGAGGGCCCGGCGCGGCGCTCTCCCGGAACGTGGGTAAGGTTGCCGTCGAGGCCCCGTCCAAGCTCGCCAAAATCGGCAGGTGGATGATGGGCAACATGGGTTCCGCCGGTATCGAAGGCGCGGCCCGGAACGCCGAAAGCGTGCCGAATGCGCTGGTGGGTGGCGGCGTGGGGCTCGTTACCGGCGGCGTGACCGGCGGCGTGGTCGGGGCCGGGGCGAAATACCTGCCCGGCGTGCGCGGGGCCCAGAAGGAAGTCAACGAAGCCGTTCGTGAAGGAGGCTCCAAGGGCCTCAAGGAAGAAGGCGGGCAGCTTTACCAGAAGCTCGATCAGGCAGGCATCAAGTTTAGCGGCAACGAGACCCCAAAGCTGGTAACGGACACCGCGCAGACGATGGCGAACAAGGGCTTCAACAAGGAGGTCCACAAGGAGCTGATCCCGGCGCTTGAACAGATCGGGGCCCTGAAGGGTCAGCCCGCGACGTGGACCCAGCTCCAGAACATCCGCACCCAGATCAGCGACGCAAAAGCCAGCGACGACAAGCGGGTGCGGAGGATGGCGGGGCACCTCGGCGACGTCTTGGATAACTTCGTGGAGACCGCCCGACCGACGCTGCCGCCTCGCAGCATCGGCATCAACGTCGGCGCGGAGAGCAAGACGGCCAGAGACCTATGGCGACGGGGCTCGCAGGCCGAGACCGCCGAGTTTCTCGCTGAGAAGGGCATGCTCACAACCGCCGACACGACCAAAAAGCTGCGAACGAATTTCGGTGCGGAGCATGACAAGGCCCTTAACCCGAAACGCTTCAGCTCGTTCCAGAACGAGCCGACGAAGCTCGCGAAGATCGCGGAGATCGCCAAAGGCGACCCCCGACTGACGGGTGCCTCGGATTTCTTGAGTAAACAAGGCGGCAACCTTCTCAGCTTCGGCACCCTTGGTTTGGCAGGCGGCGGCGGGGCCCACTATTTCGGCAGCGACTACGGCAGTCCGATTGGCGTCGGCGGCGCGACTTCACTGGGGCTCGGGCTTCTCGCCAAGGGTGGGGCCCGTCAACTGAACAAGACGATCGCCAATCGCGGTGCGGCGCGCGTCGATGATCTCGTTCGTAATATCACCACCGGCGCTACCGACCGGAACGTCATCAACACGCCGCGCGAGGCTCTCGCGAAAATCCTCGCGGCGGAGCAGGTGAAACGCGCCGGGGCCCGCTACAGCAGCAACTTCTTCGACAAGGAATAAAGCACATGGCAAAAACCACCGCCGACGTTCCCCCGCAGGTCGCATCCGAATATTCCAAGGCCCGAAGGCCCGAGGCAATATCCGAAGCAGACGCGAACGGCTACACCAAGACCAAGAAAATGCAGAAGGGCGCGAAGAGCCCCAGCCAATTCGGCCTGCCGAAGTCGCCCGGCAAGGGCATGCAGATGGGCGGCCCGCCGCCGATCCGGCTGCACGTCACGATGGTCAAGGACACTGACAAAGACAGGATGTAAACCGATGCCGTTCAACGGTTCAGGCGTTTTCCAGCGGGTCCGCAACTGGGTGGCCGACGCCACCGCTGGCGTCAAAATCCGCGCCGACTACCACGACAGCGAGGACGACGGCTTCGCGGCAGGGCTTTCCAACTGCATCACGAAAGACGGCCAGACCATCGTCACCCAGAACATCCCGATGAACAACAAGCGGATCACGGGCCTCGCCGACCCGATCAATCCGCAGGACGCGCTAACCAAGGCTTACGCCGATAGCGGCATCACCGGCAAGGTCGCCAAGGCTGGCGACAGCATGAGTGGCGATCTGACGATCCAAAAAGACAACCCGACGCTACAGTTGGACAGCACGGCAGGGTCCTCCGGAGTATTTATCCGGGGGTCGTCCGCCACCAAGCAACGCTGGGCGATGCGCCTCGGCAACGGCGCGGTGGAAAGCGGGGCCAACGCCGGTTCGGATTTCGACCTGCTCAACATCGCCGACGACGGCACGACGCTAATCGGGACAGCGTTGAGCTTCAGCCGCGCGACAGGGCTCGGCACCGTCAAAGGCTTGGCCGTCACCGACGCTACCCCCTCCACCACGCCCGCCACCGGGGCCTTGACGGTCGCGGGCGGCATGGGCGTTGCGGGCACGCTCTGGGGCCACACCCTCGACGCCACCACCGCCATAAACTCGCAAGGCACCATGTCGGTAGGCTCTAATTTTTCGGTTGGCGGTCAGGCGGACCTGCTGGGCGCGCTGAATGTCGGTTCCGGGCCCGGCGCTTTGAACGTGTTCGCCGCTGGCGGCGCGCGGCTACGCGGCGTCGTCGGCGCGGCCATTCCCGGCTCCAGTTGCGGGCTCGCCATCGCCTATGTCGGCGGCGGCACGCAGTACGGCATCTGCCTGAGGCCCCAGATCGACGGCACGCCCGCGTTGCTATTCACCAACTCGGGCGAGGTGGCGGTCGGCCAGATCGCCTGCACCGCAAGCGCCACCTCCTACCTCACCACGTCGGACGAACGCCTGAAGGAAGACCTTAGGGCTATCGACGCGGGCAGCGTCATCGACAAGATCGACGTCTATGATTTCGCGTGGAAGAAAACCGGCGAGCGGGCTTGTGGCGTGATCGCGCAGCAGGCGCAGGCGGCTTTCCCGGGGGCCATAAAATACACCGAAGAGCTGGATTGGTGGGGCGTTGACTACTCGAAATATGTCCCGCTGCTGCTGCAAGAGGTCAAGGCCCTGAGGGCCCGGGTGACTGAACTGGAAGGGGCAACCTGATGCATCAGGCCATCATCCACGTCGATCCGACCGGGCCCTCCACGGTCGGCTTCGCGCAGGCGGCGGGGATGCCGGGGGATATCAAGTTCGACTTCAAGACGCAGGGCAACCTCGCCTACCCCGAAATCGCCAGCCTGTACCCGCAGCTCATCCTGCGGCCCTTCACGAGGCCCGAGACCTACGCCTACGACATCGAGATCAACGACCCGGTAGGCGCTTCAGGGATTGCCGTGGTTCCCGGCGTCGTCATGAACGACCGCTTCAACGTGGAGGTTTACGCCCGGAACTCGACCGGGCAACCGCAGCGGATGCTGGCTTATGGCCGGGTGGACCTCAACGGCTACGCCTATGTCAGGTCCGGGCCACTGGGCCCGGCTTCCTTCCCGACGGGCCCCAGCGGGCCAGCGGGCCCCGTGGGTGCGACGGGCGCGCAGGGCCTTCCCGGAGACCCCGGCATGCGCGGATCGCGCTGGTACACCGCCGTAGGGCCCCCCAACATCACCGTGCCCGACGACCGGGTGGAGGGCGACATGTACCTCGACGAGAGCAATGGCGACGTCTACCGCTGGACGGCGGCGGCGGGGTGGTCGGCGTTCAAGGGAGCGTGATCTTCCATGTGGAGCGGCGAAACCAACATCCGGGGCCCGCAGGGCGTCAAGGGCGACCAAGGCGATCAGGGCCCGAAGGGTGACACTGGTCCGCAGGGCATCCAAGGCGAGACGGGTGCCGACAGCACCGTGCCGGGGCCCAAGGGCGACCAAGGCGACACAGGCCCTCAAGGTATCCAAGGCCCTCAGGGCATCCAAGGCGCGCAGGGCGAGCCCGGAGCCCCGGGTGCGCCCGGCAGCGGCGCGGGCGATGTGCTGGGGCCCGCAGGGGCAACCAACGACGACATCGCGCTGTTCAACGGTCCGACCGGAAAAGTCCTGAAAGACAGCGGCACGACGATAACCACCCTGCGGACGGAAGTGCGGCCCATCACGGCGGGCGGCACCGGCGCGAACAACGCGCACGATGCGATGATCGCGCTGTCGGGCGAGATCGCCAATCAGGGTCCAGTGACCAACTTCGACACCTTTCCGTTCGTGGCGGGATCGTTCTTCTCCAATCCCGGAGCAACCGCTGCGCCGACCGGCGGGACGTTCATAGGTTTCTGCTACACCTACAGCACCTCGCCGGATTGGACCGTGTTGCATGCACGGGAGTTAGGCGCAGGTTCATTATATGTTCGTCAGAAGAACGGCGGCGTTTGGGGTGCGTGGGCCTTGCAACCCGGCAGCACCGCCGACCTCGATGCCGCCTACGTCAATGTGACGGGCGACAATATGTCGGGGCTGCTGACGCTTGACGGCTCTACTTACGCTCCCGCGCTGCCATCACTCAAGGTCTACAAGAACGGCGCAAACGCTCCCATGCAGAGCATCCTGCTCTCCGCCAACTACGTAGGCACAAACGACATCAACGCCATCGACTGGGATGTCAACCACAGCGGCATCGTAACCTGCCGGATCGGGCAGCAGCTTGATGCGTCCAATAGACCGGACTTGGTGTTCTATACTTCAATTGCCTACAATACACCGGGTCGCGAGACGATGCGGTTATATGGGGCCGATGGGTCACTCGCGGTTGACGGCAACATCTTCCCCGGTTCGGCCACGGTCCCCGGTTTCTACCTTGGAGCCTACGACGCCACGCATCCGATCATCGCTTTCGAGGGTGGTCACTACTTCATGTACGACCAGACGGGGCACGCCCTCTCACTCTCGATGGGGTCCAACTACTACGTATGGGGCGAGACCAACGCACATATAGGCGTGCCCACCGCCTCTTCCTCTCCCACCACGGGCGCGCTGACGGTCGCGGGCGGGGTGGGAATTGGCGGCGCTATCAACGCTGGCGGCAACGTAAGTGCGGGAAATGCGCCTGCTTGGGCTTCTTCCGCTTGGCCGTTTTCAGTCAAGTTAGCCGCTGACACGGTTCTCGGATTAAGTAACAGCGTTGCGGGTGCTGCCAACCTGAGCGTAATAAACGCCGTAGGGTCTAGCTACCAGACACTCAACCTGCCAAGCACTATCGCCTCCACCTCTCCCACCACGGGCGCGCTGACGGTCGCGGGCGGAGTGGGGATTAGCGGGGCGGTATTTGCAAGCTCGTTTGTGTCCACTGTTGTCTCCGCACCACTTACCGGCACCTACTACTTCGGCAATGGTACCGCCAAGTATCTGACCTATGACGGCGTAAACTTTAACTTTTTCGGTGGACCTCTCAACGTAGCGCCCGCCGCGCAGCCGACAAGCTCTGGCGGTGCTGCCTTCAGGATCGGGTTTACTGGCGGCGGAACGCAGTACGGCATGACGCTGCGACCGCAGATTGACGGCACTCCGAACCTGCTGTTCGTCAATTCAAGTGACGTCGCTGTCGGTCAAATCTCCACGACCGCGAGCGCAACCAGCTACGTCACCACGTCCAGCCGCGAGTTGAAGGAAGACCTCAAGAGCTTCGATGCGGGCAACATCGTGGACAACACCAACGTCTATGACTTCGCGTGGAAGTCTACCGGCGAGCGGGCCTATGGCGTGGTCGCGCAGGAGGCCAACGAGGTCTACCCGACCGCCGTGGTCAACAGCAAGATAAAGAAAACGATCACGGCGGAAGGCAAGGCTGATGAGGAAGTTGTCGAGGACTTCTGGGGCGTGGACTACAGCAAGTACGTTCCGGTGCTGTTGCAGGAACTGAAAGCCCTACGCGAGCGCGTGCGTGATCTGGAGGGCAAGGTAGGCGTCGGAGCGCAGCCCGCATGATTATGCTGGTGATGATCGTGCTGCATTCGGGGTCTGGCATTGCGCTGGACCTGAACCCGCAGACCATCACCAATTTGCGCAACCCGGACCCGAGCATTGGGGCCTTTAGCCCCAACGTGAAATGTCAGGTCAATATGCTCGACGGCAAGTATGTCACGGTGCAGGAGACGTGCGCGGAAGTACGCAGGCTGATGGAGACAACAAAATAGGAGACGTCCGATGGGTGCAGGCATATGGTTCTGGCTGATCTACGTCATCACGCTGATTTTCGGTGTCTGGGGCATGAACCCGTGGCGACCCTCCGGGGCCCCGTGGGCCCCGTTCGGGAGCTGGTTCATCCTGTTTATCCTGATAGGCCTTCTGGGCCTTCACACGTTCGGCTCGCCGGTTCGCTGATGTACGTCATGCAGTGGTGGGCGGTGCTGATCGCGGTTATAGTGGGCGTCCTCGCCGCGCTCGTCGCGCAAATGGTATGGGGGTGAAGCATGTGGAAAGCCCTGATTATCGTGCTGCCGCTGGGCGGCTGCCTCACCACCGACGACATGGCGATCCTCGACCGCTACCCCTCGCGCAGCGAGATCGCCGCACGCGACGCCGAGATGGCCTGCAAGGCGCAGGCGCGAACGATGGTGCAGATTTCGCGCTGCGAAGTAAGGAGATAGTTTCATGGACCTCGCCAGCGGCTACTCCGACAGCTTCAACTACGGCAACGGCTACACGCCGCTGGCCAACAACGCCATCAACAACAACAACGCGGCGTACAACGCCAATCAGGCCTACGCCAGCGGCGTCGGGTCCTATAATCCCTTCACCCAGAGCGGCGGCTTCGGGGCCCAGACCGACTACTATTCGGGCCTCGGCGCGGCCTACGGGCGAGCGACCGGCGGCTTCAATGGCGGCGGCGGTAGTCCCTACAGTGGCGGCGGCATCGGCAGCGACGCGGCCCGGGTGCCGGGCATGGACTACTTCTACCAAGAAATGGAAAACCTAGGCCGTGGCGGCATCGGCAGCGACGCGGGCCAGAGCCCCGGCCAGTACCAGAACCCGGCGGTGGACTGGTCGAGATACATGACGCAGACGGTGGCCCCGCAGACCGGGGGCATCTCGAACCAGCAGCAAAACCCGTGGGGCACCTCGGCGGGCTACGACTACAACGAGCCGCAGACCTACGCGCCGAACCAGAGCGGCTGGGGCTCGACCCCGGCCAATCCCAGCATGGACAAGCTGCTGGGCTACACCCCGAACACGCCCTATTCCGGCGGCGGCATCGGCAGCGATGCGGCCCGGGCCCCGGGCATGGATTATTTCTACCACGAACAGGCCCAGAACGCGCAGCGGGACCAGCTCGCCAACGCGATGGCCAGCTTCAACGACCGCTTCGGCAACCTGCCCGGCCAGCCCTACGGCCAAGGCTATTTCGACAACACTTTCGGTAGCGTGGCAAACACGGGCGGCACCAGCTTCGCGCCCTACAAGGGTAATACCTCCTACATGCCAGACCCGATGCAAGGTCAGCAACCAGTGCAGGGCGGCGGCGGCTTCGGGGCCTCAGGCTTCGGGCCCTATGGCGGCTCAAGCTACACGGGTCAGCCGGGATACGGTCTCGGGATCGGGCAGATCGGGCCCTCGGGTTCCAGTGTTTACGGCGGCGATCCGGCTTGGACCGGCGACCAGAACACAGGCGGCACGTCCTACGGCTACGGCGGCATGACCGGCGGTCCAGCCCGCCCGCTTGAGCCTTGGCTGAACGCAAGCTAACGGAGAACCGACATGGCTAACGACGGCAACAACGACTATTCGGAAGAAATCCGCAGGCGCGATCAGCTTGCCGCCGGGGGCCAGCCCGACAGCGCGGCCCTCGACGCCCAGCTCATGGCGATGATGCAGGGACAGGGCGGCGGTGGCGGGCCCCCGTCTCAAGGCGGTGGAGGGCCCGACTACCGGGCTATGTTCGCGCAGCAGATCGCCCAGCAGCAGATGGCGCAGCAGGCGCAGGCGGAACAGGCGAAGCAGTTCATGCCGCAACAGGCGCAACAGCCGATGCCGCAGGCGGGCGGCGGAGGTGGCGGAGGTGGCGGAGGTGGCGGCGGCGGTGGCTGGGGCGGCGGTTACGACCCCTCGTATTTCCAGCACGAGGTGGCGACCAACCCGCTGATGAATATACAGCGCACGCCGACAGGGTTTAACTACTACGGCAGCGGTCCCGGCGGCGAAGCCGTCGGCTACGGCTTCGGTCCCGGTGGCAGTGTCAGCCAGACTTCGGGCCCCAGCCAAGGCAACCCCAACGTCGGCAGCCCCAATGTCGGCAACCCCAATGTCGGCAACCCCAACGGCGTCTTTGGCGACCCCGCGAACATCTCTTCGCAGCAAGGCGTGGAAGCCGCCATTGCGATGAACCAAGCCATGAGCAACCTCGGCGTCAACGCGCCGGGGTTCTTCGGGGTGCAGGCTCCGAACGTGCAGAACAACTTCAACCCGACCGTGAACGACCCCTACGGGATCACCAACCCGATGAACATGGAAAACCCGTTCGACGGCTACATGAACTCTATGAACGCCATGAACGCGATGGGCTACGACAACAGCGGGAATGGTCTGGGAGGAAGTGTCGGCGGCCTCGGGGGCCTCGGCGGCGGCAGCATGGGCGGCGGCTACGGCTTCGGCATCGGCCCCGGCCCCGGCGGCGAAAACAGTGTTGGACCCGACGGCGGAGCCAGTCCATACTAGGTCCCGGGTAAATGGGTTAAACTGAAAAAGCCCCGCCATTTCTGGCGGGGCTCTTTTTTGGCTGATCGCTATTCGGCGGCTTCCTCTACCGCCTTGAATGCGGCGGGGGCCTTCACCGGCAGTGTCAGTGGGGCGAGCCCCGTGAAGCATGCGGCGAACGCCAGATAGTTCATACCGTCAACATAGTGATCCAGCTTTCCCGGCGAAGCCTTCGACCGCAGCAGCTTGATGCTGGTCATGATGAGCGCGATGTCGCGCGCCGTGATCTCCTTGCCCAGCACCAGCGTCGCAATCGCGGCGGCTTCGCGGAAGTGCTGGTCGAGGGTGTCGGTGTTGTACTCGAGCCCCCGCGCGTTGATGAGTTCGAACGCATGGGTGAGCAGGTCGCCCGGACCGGGCCTCTCGTTGATCGCGGCCATCAGAAGATATCCTCTTTCTCTTTGACTTCGCCGTCATCGAAGGCGGAGGAGGGAGAAGGACGTCCGTCGAGGCGCTGCCGCCCTTCGGACTGGATGATCTGGAGATGGTTCAGGCCAAAGGAGACGCCCTTGCGGCCCGTATGCGTCCAAGCAAACGGCACCACATTGGCGCGCACAAGCTGGCCGCTCCAGACTTCGTCGGGCACCAGAATGTCCTGCCGGTTGGTATCGACCACGCCGGGCTTGTTTTTGGACCACGGTGAAATGTAGGTGTGCCCGGCATGGTAGCCGTCGTAGCTCTTCTCGCCTGCGTCGCGGAACGGCATGTTGACGCCCTTGAGCGCGACGTTATCGCCCCACTCTTTACGCGCAGCCGCTATGCAGGCGTCCTGAAGGGCCTTGTAGGCGGGGGACTTCTGCTGCGACGGATCGAAGATCAGCGAGCAGGAGTAAACCGAGGTGCCGCCTTCGGCGCGGGGCCGGGGGGAGAAAATGTTAGCGAAGCTAAGGGTCGCATAGGGGGTATTGATGGCAGACATAATTTCAACTCCCAATCTAGTAACTGGTTGACATCGTTCGTCTATCTGGACGACAGGGGTACTTTACGCAGAAATCAACTCCCCTGTCAAGAGCTGATTTTGCTGAAATTGCCAGCGGGGTATCCGGTACATATGCAAGCCGTTACCGTTGGGGATGCGCCGCCGCTCGACGATGTAGCCGCCGAATTTCTTTTTGCGGAGATCGCGCAGCCGTGCCGAGACGGAAGCCTCCGGGGCCCCCACCGCGAGGGAAAGCCGATGCAGCGTCCACCATTGTCCGTCGGACGTTTCGGCACGCACGGCGGCGAGTTGCCGACGAAGCCGGTCGCCGTCTAGTTTCTCGTCAAACGTATTACCTCCGAAGGTCATGGGAAAAGTCCTCCATCATCGAAAGCCGCTGCGGCATGGCCCTGATGCTTGTTGTTGAAGGCCGTGCACTCGGTCTTGCGGACGCACCAGCGGCAATGCACGCCCGCGTTCTCTGTGGTGTCGCCTGCCTTGATGCGCTGGACGGCGGGTACGACTGTTTGAGCCCGCCACGACTTCAACCCGCGCAGCGTCGTGACGTGCGAGCGCAGCGGCGTGCCCCCAGCGCGGGGCTGGCAGATGGTCAGGGTGACGCTGGTAGACGGGGCCTTTGCATCGACGTGATCCGCCAGCGCCAGCGCGTACAGTTTCAGTTGCGGCGTGTCAGGCTCGACGGCAACCCCCTTGCCGAATTTGAGATCGACGACGTGAAGCTCCCAGTGTTCGGTCTGGACGCCGCAGTCGAGGGTGCCCCAGACCATGTTGAAGGTCTGCGGGACGACGAGGCGTTTTTCGAGAAAGACCCGGGCCCCCGGTACCGCCATAAGGCTCTGGACGTGGGTCACGTAGGGATTGAGGGCCCGGCACATGCCGGGGCTCACGACGTACTCGTCGCCCTCGACGGTGACTTTGTCGGGCAGGAAGATATCTCCCTTCAGGGTCATCTCGGCAACCTGATGCGCCGCCGTGCCTTCTTTGGCGTATTTCGACGAAGGGCGGACCATGTCCTTCGTCATGGTGACGCTGGCGGGGCACGCCAGCCACATCGCGGCGGAAGACGGCGAACACGCAGCATGCTGCCCCATCAAAGCGCCCCCAGTTTCTTAATAGCGCAAACGCGCCGTCGGGCGCTCACCGGCACCTCCACGAACGCCCGCCGTTGGTTTCGACGCGGCGCTTGCCGTGGCGAGCGCAGATGTCGGCGACCGGCTTCATCTTCTCCAGTTGCGCTTCGGGCGTTGCCGCCACCGGCAGCGTCACCGTGACCCGCTCGGTCTTGACCGGGTTGGAGAAAGGCGTCTCGTTGGAGACATCGATCATGCGGTTGTTGCCGACCATCGAGTTGCCGTTGAGCTGGTAGGCCCGCTTGAGGGCCCAGATTTTATGCTCTTCGCTCGGGATCACCGGGAAGGCATAGGCGGTCTGGTCGTCCTCCGCGAAAGCGGGGGACGCCAGCAGGGCGAGGACTAGGAGGGCCCTCACGTCAAAGCCCCCTTCGCGATCGCTTCGCTGATCGGGACGAAGGCGTCCGGGGGAAGCTCCCGGAAGCTCTTCGCGCCGTTGCCAAAGCGGGAGAGCAATTCGAACACTTCCGCCTGATGCCCGTTCGCGTAGGCGTCTTGCAGGTCCGCGATGGTCTTCTGGCGGATTTTGACCATTTCGGCAGGGTCCACCGGTTCGGCGGCCTTCGCCTTCGCCGCCTTGGGCGCGGGTTTGTCCACAGGGGCCTCGGCAGGGGCCGCTGCGGCGGCGGCTTTCGCCGCTTTGTTGGCGTCCCGCTTGGCGCGCATCTTCGCCATGCGCTCTTTCATCTCGGCTTTTTCCGGGGAGATATCCACGGGTTTATCCACCGGCTTGTCCACCGGCTTGTCCACAGGCAGATCATCCTCAAGCTCGCCGAAGACGTCAGGGCCCGGGCCCTGCATCGAGGCCCCCGGGATGTCCTTGAGTGCCGGACCGACGGATTTAAATTCGTCGATCTTCGTCGCTTGACGGCGCGACATGTTGGTGCTGGCGAGCAGGGCTTCCATCTGGGCGTAGATGTCGTGGATGCTTTCGCCTTCGAACGTGATCTTCATTGCGTGTCTCCAATTATGGTTTCGGGGATTTTGGTGCGGGCGGCATTGACGACGTTCTTGGTCTTGACCGCCATGACGCCCATCGACGGGGAGAATATCGACTTGTACTCCAGCACGTTGCGCAGATCATGCGGGGGCTCGCGGTCGAACTGGACATAGTAGGAATGCTGCGGGTCGTTTGTCGTCACCTTGATGGTGAGCAGTTTGGGGTCTTTGGGTTCAGGCACTTTTTGCTTCTCCTTGCTGGTCGAACAGTTGGGTGAACTCGCGGGCCTTGCGGACCAAGAGGGAATTGATGAGGTCGTCAACGGTCCCGGCGGCGGAGAGCATCCGCGCCACCACGCCGTCTTTCTGGCCAATCCTGTGCACGCGGCACGCCGCTTGGGCGTTGTCCATCGGGGTCCACGAACTCTCGACGAAAATCACATCGGAGCACTTGCAGCGGGGCCCCACGAGCGTGATCGCGGTGCCTGCTGCCTGAATGTTGCCGATGAATACGCGGCACTTGGGATCAGTCAGGAACTTATCGACGGCCTGCTCACGCTCGCGGGGGTTGGTCTTGCCGGTCAGCACCGCCGGGGAAAAAGCGGCGAGGTTCTGGGACAAAGAGGCAATGACTTCGGCGTGGTGCGCGAACACCAGCACCTTGCGGTCAGGCGGCAGGTTTTCAAGCATATCAACGATATACTCGAAAGCCCCGCGCAGCTTCGCCATCCCCAGCATCCGCCGCAGCGACATCAGCGCGACGCTTTTGTCCAGCGAAGCGAGGGCGGCGGTGAGGACGTCGAGCCCTGCGGTCGCGCCCTTGTCGGCGAACAGGGTCGTGATGGTCTTCTCCAGCACCTCGATGTCGTTGCCAGTCAGGGCGCTCTTGTCGAGCGGGATCGGGATTTGGTCCCAGAGGATCGGCGGCAGGTCCTTGAATACTTCCTCTTTTCGGACCCGATACATGAAGGGGGCGATCAACGTCTTGAGTTGATCTAGGTTCTTCGAGCCTTCCACTACACGTATTGGCCGGGACTGCCCGAAATACTTGTGGCTAACCTTGCAGAACCTTTCCTCGTAGTCGGCGCGGGTCATCTTCATGCCCTGCGGCCAGCAGATCGAGAGCAGGGTGTAGAGGTCGCCCGCGTGGTTGCGCATGGGGGTGCCGGAGAGGGGGGTGATATCCCCCAGCTTCGGCGCGGCGCGGCGCAGGGCTTTCACCCGGTTGGTGTCCACGGCGTTGTAGGCATGGGCCTCGTCGATCGCGGTCATGTCGAAGGGGACGCCGAGAATGAGCGCCGCCGGGATCGGGCCGTTGGTCTGGGACATGAGCCCGTGGGAAACGATGAAGAACTGCGCCGGGCGGGTTAGGTCCGAAGCCTTCTCGACGACGATGAACGTGGCCCCGGGGGCCCAGAGGCCGATTTCCCGTTTCCAGACCAGCTTTGCACTGGCGGGGCAGAGGATCAGGACCCGCCGGGCCCTGCGGACAAGGACCGCCTCGATAAAGGTCCTCGTCTTGCCGATGCCCATGTCGAGCGCCAGATAGGTCGGGACCTTCTCGGCGATGCGCATCGCGCCCGTGTGCTGGTGGGGAAAGAGGGGCTTGCTCACGGCGCTATTCTCCGCTGTTGCTCGTGCGCTATCCGCTGAGCTAGGAGCGCACGAATAGCGGAAAGTTCAACCCAACAAGCGAAAAGCATAATCGCGACGACCATCAGGCACATCAAGGATAAGGTGTTCGTCACTTAGTCACCCCGATGTTTCGACGAAGCCGGGGATGACTTTTGCTTTAGTCGATCCCAAACAAAAGCAAGAAATTGCCGCTTGAAGTTGAATGAATTGGCAATTTGATCGACGGCCCAATCTAGGCCGAGGAAAATACCGACCGAACCACACGCAGCCCACGCAGCAACCCCGGACCACCAAAGAAAGCTATCCATTGGTCCCGCCATTCTTTGAGGAAGCCGCCACGATTGAGAGATGTGGGCGCGTGACCGAGGTGGTGCGCGGCTTAACTTCCCTGATCTTCACCGGACCGTCCTGTTCATAGATGGCCGCATAGTGCATGATTTCTTTCATGGCGGACTTTCGGTCGGCACAATCAACCGCGGCGACCAGCATCCCGTCTTGCCAAAGTTGAAATCTATACTGTGTCATTTGGCGGTCCCCCGATCCTGCGAAGGAAGCTGTGATGCGCGGCGCAGTTCTTCCATCTCTTCTTTGGTGTAATGCCCCTGCCATCGATCCTTGACCGGGCGTCGGGTCACGCAGTAGTCAGCGCAGAGGCCGTCGTATCCGCATCTGTCGCAGATGTAGTGGCCGCTCATGTCGCGCCCTCCGTGGAGGTCACCGTGTAGCCGTTAGCTTCCAGTAACCGTTTGGCGTCGCGCAACGCCTTGTTAAGAGCGTTGGCTGCGGTCAATTCGTGCGACATCCGGCAGACGTGGCAGATCGAGTTGGGATCGGCCTTCTGATGGTTGCACGGCGAGGCCGCAGACAGACATCCATCAATCATGGCTGTTGCCCTCCGTTTCCTCGTTGAAGTCGTTGGCGGTGTTGAGACATCTGCGGCAGGTGATGGTGTATCCGCCGTCGGAGGGTTCCAGCCGCGCGTCACGATTGACCGGGAAGGTTACAACCGTGTGCCGGTAGCTGTTGCAGCGTTTGCACAGAATGCGGAACTTGGGGTTTCTGCCGTCGCTTTGCCCTTGGGTCACGCGAAAATCTCCGGAGTGTTACGGCCCTGCGCGCCCCGCACCCAGTACCAGTCCCCTATCAGCAGGGCCTCGGCACGGTCGGCGTCCTTGTGCCGGTCGAGGTGGCGGTTGAGGCCCGGCCACTTCCGGATCGCCAGTTCCCGGCTGGGTTCCTTGTCCTTGCCCCGGAGCCCGTGAAAGGCTTTCCACTGGGTAGGGGCTACAAGCGTCAGCGGGAGCCTCAGGGCCCCGCAAACGCCGTGGATGATGCCGACGCCCATGCCGAATTTAAACGTACTGGAGAGGCCCTGTAGGGGCATGGCGTGGACGTTCTCGACCACGGCATGTTCCACCTTCATGTCTTGGAGGGCGTGGGCGAAGGCGGTGCTGTCGAGCATCCCATTAACGGTTCTTATATCGTCCACGAATACGGGGGTACCGTCGTGAAAGACGGCAACCGCCGCGTGGACGGAACCGGGGTCGATGGCGGCGAAGATCATTTGAGGGCCTCGCGTGCGATTTCGCCGACGCCCTCGACGACGTGGCGCATACAGCTTGCGGAGACGGCGTCGAGCGTGATGCCGCCCGCCTCCAGCAGGGCACGGGCCTTTTTCAGGTCCGGTTCCGGGAAGATGTCGAGCGGGTAGGCTTCGGCCCAACTGGCGATCTGGTGCAGGGCCTGTTCCAGATCATCGACACGGGCGGCCATCGCAATGTAGGTTTCCGTGATCTCGTCGTCGGTCATTTGCGCTTCCGCCCCTTGTTGCCCTTGTTCAGCCGGAAGTCCCTGACGAGGGCGTCCATCGGGTTGTCGATCAGGCCCGCGTCTTGGGCGAGCGAAAACAGCGCCGGGGCCCAAGCCCCGGGAAGGCTGTTGCGCGTCACCCAGCCCTGAACGGTATCAGCGCCCGGCGGGAAGAACCCCTTGGACATGAGCTTCTCGGTCATGGGCCCCACGCCGCCAAGGCGCTCGATCATGTCCCGCACCTTCCAGACAGGCGGCACGGGGGTAAAGATGGTGCGGTCACGCTTCGGCATTCTGGTTCTCCATTTCGCATCTGCCGCAGACGCGGATCGGGTTTTTACCGTTCCGGTCGAACAGGGTTTCGAGCGGTTCGCTGCAATACTCGCAGGTGGCCTGTCCCCATCTTTTCAGGGTCGCGAGCCGCTGGGCCCGCACATGCTTTTCCATGTTCGCGAGCAGTTTTGCCGTGTCGGGCATCGGTCACTTCTCCACTAACTTGACGGTCTGGTAGGTGGTCGCCTTGACGAAGGGGGCGACGGCGGCTTCACCGAAGGCTTCGGTGATGGCTTTACGGTCGAGCGTCTCGCGGGTGCCGGGAATGATGTTGGCGATGTACTGGTCGCCTTCGAGGCTTGCGCCTTCGGCCAGCAGCATGGCGCGCAACTCGTCGGCGCGGCCCTCTAGTATTTTGAGTTCTTCACGGACAGCGGAAAGCTCATCCGCCGGATGGATGTTGACGCCTTCGGGGCGCGTAGGGGCATTCACGACGCGGGCGGAGACGCCGGGGACGGTCGCGATATGGTTGGCGGCAGGTTTTCTGGGGGTCGGCATGGCGGTGGTCCTTTTGGTTGGTTCGACGGGGTTTGTATCACACAAAAAGGCATAGTCAACCCCTTTTATTTGGTGTAGGGTGCTGGTCCGCCCAATCGAGGCGAGACACCGGAGAGCCCCATGCCCAAGCCCACCCATGATTTGCACCTCGACTTCGAAACCTACTGCGATCTCGATCTGAAAAAAGTCGGCGTGCACCGCTATGTGGCGGACGCTTCCTTTCGCGTGATGTGCGGGGCGTGGAAGATCGACGGGCAGGCCACGCGGCAGGCGCACCTCAGCGGCACGCCCATGCACCTGCTGCCGCCTGAGCTGACGCAGGCGCTCCAGAACCCCGACTATCAGGGCCATGCTTTCAACGCCGCTTTCGAAACGGCGGTGCTGGATAGACTTGGGGTGTTCGTCGCCAATCCCCTAAGCTGCACCATGCAGCGGGCCCTCGCCTACGGGCTTCCCGGCAACCTGTCCGGGGCGGCGCTGGCCTTGGGGCTGGCGCACCAGAAAGACGCGGCGGGGCACCGGCTGATGCTTCGCATGTCGCGCCCCTTGAAGCCGTTCGATGTGCCGTGGATGACGCACGAGTACAATCTGCTGGCGGACTACTGCGCTCGGGACGTCGAGGCCGAGGCCGACCTCGCCGCCGTGATCCCGGAGCTACAGCCGGAGGAAGAGGCCCTGTCGCGACTGGACGCCGACATGAACGTGTCGGGCGAACTGGGCATCGACCTGTCCCGGGTGGTCACGTTTGAAATCGTGGCGGACGCCGCCGGGAAAACCGACGCCAAACGCTGCGCGATCCTGACCGCTGGCGCGGTTACTTCCCCGGGGACGCAGACGGCAAGGCTATTGGCGTGGCTGGCGGCGCAGGGGCTTACGCTGGAGGACACGCAGAGAGCTACGATTGAAGAGGCCCTGCTGGACCTGCCGGAAAACCAGTCGCTCACGTCGCTCATGAACGTCGCCGAAGTGCTCCAGATCAGGCTGCGGATGGCCCGGGCCTCGAACCGCAAGCTCGAACGCATGCAGGAGATGGCGAGCCCCGTTGATAGGGCCCTGCGCGGGCAGTTTCAGTTCTGTGGAGCCGGTCGAACCGGGCGATGGTCGGGGCGGGGGGTGCAGGTGCAAAATCTCCCACGGGTGCCGAAAGGCTTCGATCCCGAGTTGTTCTTCAACATGGCGGTGGCGTGCGTGACGCGCGGCGATCTGGCGGTCTTCGACAAGGTGACACCAGCACCGGTTCTCGACTGCGTGAGCTGGTCGCTGCGCTCGTGCCTGAAGGCCGCCGACGACAGGAAGGTCCTCTGGTCGTTTGACTTCTCGCAGATCGAGGCCCGGGTTCTTGCTTGGTTAGCAGGGCAGCGGGATATTCTCGCGGTGTTCGCTGCTGGCGACGACGTCTACGTCTGGGCGGCGGCGCAGTTCGGGTCTTCGGACCGGCAACTGGGGAAGGTCTTGGTGCTGGCCTTGGGCTTCGGCATGGGAGCGACCAAGCTGCGGGAAACCGCACTCAAGGCCTACGGGGTGCGGCTGACGGCGGCGCAGGCCGAGAAGTTCAAGATCGGCTGGCGGATGGCCAACAGCAAGATCGTCGCGTTCTGGGACTTGATGGACTACGCGGCACGGGCGGCGATCCTGAGGCCCGGGACCGTGTACCCGGTCGGCGGGTCCGGGGTGGCCTACGTCTGCACGCCCAAAACCTTGCAGATGAGACTGCCGTCGGGGCGGGTGCTCTACTATCACAAGCCGAGGCTCGATCAGGGCACAGGCTCTATCGTCTACTGGGGTGCCGAGGTCGGCGGGCGCTGGGTCGAGCAGCGCACATGGGGCGGCAAGCTGGCCGAGAACGCGACGCAGGCGGCGGCCCGGGACATCATGAGCGAGGCGATGCTTCGGGCCTTCCGCCGAGGCGGGCACGTCCCTTGTATGACGGTGCACGACGAACTGGTCTATCCGCTCGACGGCGCGGCTTGCGGATGGTCGTATATGGAGGCGCTGATGCTGGAGCCGCCGCCGTGGGCCGGGGGGCTTCCGCTGGCGG